GTCTGAGTCAATGTTGTATCCGTACTCGCCCGTATAAAGAGTGACAGTCTGATACGACAGACTATCCGGCAGCCTGTCGTTGATCGTCCTTATCTCTCTCTTGAGCGTTGTCTCACGTTTCGTCATTCCTCTGGCGTCAGCGCGAGCCTTGTAAGCGTCCCATACACTCATTGCTCCGACACCTCTTTTTCGTAGCACTGTGCCTTTAATCTGTTGCATATGCTGATCGCCTTGAATACCTCGCGCTTCACAACGCCGACAGAGCATTCCGGGTGATCGATCAGATATTGCAGGATCGCAAGGAGAGTGAGATATGACGCATCATTCTGTAACCCTTCTATCAGAGCCTTGCATCCGAGAAGCTCTGCCTGAAGGCTTTTCATATATGTCGTCAGAGATTCTTCTCCGCTCTCTCGTATCGGGAGAATCTTAAAAAACTGATTTACGAGATTCTTGAAGTAGTTATGGAGAAGATCCTGTTGGATCGGCTTGCCTGCGGCGGTATCAATCGTCATAAGTGCAAGTCCGTTAAATCCCCGTGATTGTAGCTATACTCCCGTATCATCTGAGTATAGTCTTTCTGCGCTTTCTCATATGCGTTCCCGACACGCATCAAAAGCTCAGCAGGGGAGTATTGAGTGAAATCCCTTGTGTTCAGCACGTTCTGCAAAAGCTCCTGCTGATACACATAAGGTTTAAGCCACTGCACGACCATTCCCTCAGAGATGATTTCGACAAGCTCGTCAAGATCGTCTCCGGCTACATCCACGACAAACTCCCTCGCGGTGTCGTCGCCGGTTGTAAATAAATCGTATTTGCAGTTTTTCTTAAAGGCGCTTATCGCCCTTTTCATATATCCGTCAATGATTTCTGTCCTGATGTTATCGTCGATGCCAAGCAGCTCGAACTCAGAAATCTTACTCAAGAACGCGCCGTAGAATGTATCGTAAGGTATGCTCATTGCGTACCTCCTTACTTCTCAATCAGCTCCACACCAAGCGCCTCTTCAAGCGTCGAGATCACCTTCAGGGAATCAATCTCTCCGGCGACAACAAGTTCCCTCGCTCTATAGGCGAAGGACTTCTTTTGCCCGTCGGAAAGTTTATCGATGATCTTTTTCAGTTCGGCAGGAGTCTTCTTGAATGTGTCATCAAAATCCGTGATCTTGATTGCGTTCTTATAAAACTGTCTCACGCCAAGAAAATCGATAATCCAATCATCGTCAAACATAAACCAGTTATTGATGAAGAACTTCTTGCTCGTATTCTTCGCGTTGCGCAGTTCGCGCAGTTCCATCTCCTGCTCGGAACCGAATCCGTCCCAGACGAACTTCTCTCCGGTGCGGGAACTCTTGTATACGAGGCGGCCCTGAAAGCCGTTCTTTACAGTGACATACTGGTTTAAGTCGATCTCCTTCGGAACAATCTTCTTCTCCGGCTGCTCCACAGCCTTATCTTCGGCAGCCGCAGCGGACGCGGCTTTTGTTCTCGTGTTTGCCATATCTCAAACTTCCTTTCATTCGATTAAACTTGCGGGGCTGTTACACCCCGCAAGCTATGCAGTCATTAAAATTAGGTTGATAACCGATTGTTAATCCCTTACTTAGAACTCGTAGCGGCCGATACCAGCGTTGCCGCCAGCCAGCACGATGCCCATGCCGTACTTCTCACCGTACAGGTACTCCTGGGTGAAGTCAGCGTTAGTCATCGGATCGCCCATCAGAACGATGGGGTTGCCCTCGTAGACGACCTTGATGGGCTTGTCATCGCCAGCGATGATAGTCAGCACATCGTCGTCCAGCACGAAGTTGGTGGAGCCGATCTGGTGACGCTGAGGGACAGCGACACAGGGAGTGCCGAAGAACTTGCCGTAGTAGCCCATATTATGAAGCTCATCCTTCGCGCCGTCGGACTGGATGGACTCCTTCAGATTGCGCAGAGCCTTCTTGGTGCCGATGATGGTAGCAGTCTTGCCACCGGCAGCGGCCTCGACATGGGAGATCAGGTCAAGCAGGTCGTCCTCATCGTAAGTACCGGCAGTGGGGAAGTAGGCCACGCCGCCCATATCGGCAGCGGTAGCGCCACTCCACAGAGCGTAGATGTCGTTCAGGAGCTTCTGGCGGAAGGACTCGGCGACCTTGCGGATAAACTCGTTGAAATCAACGCGACCGGCGAGAACGCGGTTGAGCTCTTCGTAAATGCGGACAACCTTCAGAGAGGTGGGGATGGAAGTCTCCTTCACACCGCCAAGACGCTGACGCCGGATGCCCTGGGTGCCGTCGGCGGCCTCAGCCACGACAAACAGGTTATTGTCTTCGACCAGGAACAGGTTCTGATCGCCCTCCGCAACATTGCGGAAATCAACGAGAGCGTTGAAATACTCATCGCCCTGCAGACCCTCAACGACAGTGCGGCTCAGGATCTCTTCGATCAGAGAGAACAGGCCGTTGCACTTGCCGTCGCGGATATCCTTATAGTTGAGAACAGTGCTGCCGTTATTGGCCTCGACGAGAGCCTGACGGAGAACCTCCTGGGACTGAGCCACAGAATACTTCTCAACGTTGCCCTTGTAACCATCAACAGCCAGCTTGACGATATCTTTCATTTCAGCCATTGTAGTATCCTCCTTCGTTAATGATTAGCCGACAAGAATGACGTAGTAGGTGTAACGACCCACGACATCAATGGCGATGATCTTGCCAACCTGAGTGGAACCGGAAGTGGCGGAAGCGGCAACATTCAGCTTGGTGCCAGCCTTCAGCTCAACAACATTGCCGATAGCGGGAGCAGCCACACCGTCCAGCGCATCCTTGGTGACAGAGAAAAAGTCGCCCTTGTGCAGACGGTAGCCACGGCAGGCACGACCGGCCTCGTTGATGAACTCATCCAGATTGCGCTTGCGCTCATCGTACATAACCTCGGGGGTAGCGACGAGGACGATATCCTTCAGATCATCGTTCGCTGCGGGAGCAGCACCCACAAAAATCTCACGCTCGTAACCATTGGTAGCGTCGCCCATCAGAGCGCCGACCTTCAGGACGTTGCCATTTTCGATAGCGGTAGCGGTCTGGCCGTTAGCGCCCATGTACTTGATAGACACGAGACCAGCACGAACATCAGTGCCGAACATATTGTCGGTACGAACAACAGCATAAGCCATAATGTATATCCTCCTATTTAATCATTGTTTTCGATACCGTACTCGGTAAAGATCCCGCCATACGGCTCGTTGGAAATTTCGGTTTTGTTAACCTTAAGCTTGGGAGCTTTCTCTTCGGCAGAGAACTTGGCGACAGTGCCAGTTCTGCCCCGGATCGCAAAGCACTTCTCTTCGAGGGCTTCAACGTCATAGTCGGCGCAGTTGTCACGAAGATTCTCAAAAGCCTCGACACCGACTAAATCCTCAAACTGAGCAAATACCTTCTCCCGTGCGCTCTGCGCCTCGGCAGCGTCAGCATCTTCCTTGAACTTACGGAGAGTGCCAAGTTCAGTTTCCATAGTCGTGATCGTGTCGGAGGCGGTTTGGTATTTCGCTTCCCACTCTGCGCCGTCACGGACTTTCTGCTCCATCTTTGAGAACATCTCTGCAAACGGAGAAGCCTGATCGCCCTCATCGAAATCTGCAATCACGTATTTCTTACGCTTCTTGCTCTCAAAGTCGATGACGACGGCATCGCCGTCCATTGCATAAGTGAAGCCGTACAGAAGCCAATCGTTGGTATCCCAGCAATAAACTTCATGCGCGTCAAAATCACAATCAACATAGCAGTAACGCGGATAGGCGCCCCACTCGCTTTCAACCATCTCTGCGCACAGAGCGCGGGAGATCTCTTCCACAGTGGCGCCAGTCAGTGCGAAGTTCTGCTCCGCTTGATCGTCCTGCTGATTCTCTGCGGCAAAAGCAGCATCCTCATGCGCAGCGTTGTCATCGGCGGGCTCAGCCGCAGCAGCGTCCGCAGCCTTCATCGCTTCAAATTTCTCTGTGAGCTCTTCAACGGTGAAATCGTCCAGTGAGAAGTCGAGACTCTCAACATCAATGCCGTACTTAGCGGCAAGTTCAGTCTTGTCTTGCAATACCTTTTTTCCTCCTTCCGTCGAATATTCATGTGAATTTATATTGTCATCCTCCGAATCGGAGGGAGTGACCATGCTGAAGCTTTCCTTCAAATCCTGCATCATCTCAGAAAGCTGTTTCTTGAAATCTTGCTTGGAGTACATCTCTAAGGCAGCACTCTCAAAGCATGGCTTCACGCCGATCAGTGCAAATGCCGTAAACTCGAAATCGTAGATATTGAATATCCCGTCTACCATCTCTCCGTCTTTCACGGTGATTTCCATTGAATGTGCTGTGATGCCGTCTTTCTTGATCTTGCGATAAGCCTCTTGACGTTTCCAAAGCAGAGCTTCTACAAACAGATACTCATGTACAGTTCCATCTTCCTCTTCTACTTGATCCCACCAGTATTTCGCAGATTCTGGGATACAGCCGACAGGAGTCGTCGAGTTGACGATGCGCAGACCTCCATCACCATCACGCACAACCTCCATGTCGTGGCCTCCGAGTGTGTCCGTCTCCCTGTCGTAATTGCATACGATCGGACAATCAAACATTGTGTGGAGGCACTTCTCAAAAGTCTTCTTTGAGATTGAGCTTCGGTTCTGGTTGTCTCCGCAGTAGGCAACACGCAGTACGCCTCTGTCGAAAGAAGAGTTGAAGGAACATAAGTCGGTTAAAGATGATGCGTAAGTCATTTGTAAGACCTTTTCCATCTCAACCTCCTATATCAATAAAGCCCCGCACTTTCGTGCGAGGCTGTTATCTGTGTTCTGTTAAAAAGTTAAGGTGTCGGATAAGACGAAGCTTATATCGCTCATCAAATCAGCAGAGAACGTTATCGTGTCATCTGCCTTGAAAGCATAAACACCATTCTGCGCATCCTCTTTTAACAAAACGAATCCAGCATTAGCGAGCTTCTCTTTTGCTTCGCCGGAGAAAACGTACATAAACTGTCCCTTCATTACGCATCCTCCTGGTTCTGTTCCCCTGACTCAGTGATCTCCCCGACCTCTTTCGTCGGGGCACCGCCTTCGTCAGTCGCAGCCTTGCTGTCAACGCTCGATGAACTCATCTGCGTCGAACTCTGGATAGGCCGGAACAGATCCTGCAAACCGAGAACCTTGCCCTCAAGGTAGCTCATGCAGTCAAGCTCTGCCTGCCCGATACCCTGAGAAGCAGCGTATGCGCTGATTGTAGGCAGCCCGTATGAAGCAGCCTTCAGGTATGCGTCCCCGACTTCCTTGCGGTTGAACGGGGATACATCAAGGAAGTTCACTCTGAAATTTTTCCCGTAGCTTTGTGACTGGATCAGACGGTTCA